TTCAGGCTCATCAGTTACTTATAATTCATCAGATTTTATATTAGGAATATCTGAATTTTCTGAACAAACAGATATATCAAAAACAAGTTTAAAACTTACTTTATCTGGTGCTGACCAAACATTTATAGCAACAGTATTAAATGAAAATGTAACGAATGATGATGTTACTATTTATAGAGGTTTATTAGATAGTTCTAATAGTCTTATTGATGACCCTATTATTTTATATAAAGGTAATATAGAAAATTTTTCTGTTCAAGAATCTGACACTTCAAGTGCTGTTGTATTATCTATTGTATCTCAATGGGCTGACTTTGATAAAAGAAATGGTCGTAAAACAAACAATACATCACAACAAAGATTTTTTAGTACAGATGTTGGAATGGATTTTTCATCTGAAACTATTAGAGATATTAAATGGGGTAGAGCATAATGCAAAGTGTTGTCAATTTTTATAAGCAATTTAATAAATATAAAAATCATAATGTTATTGAATTATCGCATCATATAGAGCCATCAATACAAGCTAATCAATACAAAGTATTTAGAGATGATAAAGGTATCTTTGGTTTTGTGAATTGGGCTTTTTTAAATGAAGAAAACGAACAGCATTATAAATCAAATGCAAAGATAAATAAAGATCAATGGCAGAGTGGAGATAGATTATGGTTACATGATATTCTTATTTTAAGAAATGCAAGAATAGTTATGTCATGGGTTTATAATCATTTCAAAAACTTTCTAAAAACTAATCAATGTATTAATTGGTTAAGATTAGATGATAACAATAATATTTACAGAATATCTAGTAAATACAAAAGGGAGTTTCATAAATAATGGGTGGTGCAGTAGAAATTTTAAAACCAATAGTAAAACCAGCAACAAAAATATTTGGGTTTTTTAATAATCCATTAATTAGTTTAGGTGCAACTTTATTTTTATCTTGGGCATTAAGACCTAAAACACCTGATATACCTGATTTTGCAACTAACTCATTTGATGACTTTGAAAGAGGTTTATTATTAAATAAACAATCTAATGATTCTAATATTCCTGTAATTTATGGAGAAAGATTAGTTGGTGGAACTAGAGTATTTGTAGAATCTTCAGGAACAGATAATCAATATCTATATATCGCTTTAGTATTATCAGAGGGAGAAATTAATTCTATTGAAGAAATATTAATTGATGAAAAGCCTGTTACATTTGCTAGTAGTTTTACAGATGGTAATGCAGTTGAAGTAGATAGTTCAGATAGTAATTATTACAAAGATGGAGAAAGTTTAATTAGAGTAGAGCCTCACTTTGGAACAGATGGTCAATCAGCATCAACATTATTATCTACATTATCTAGTTGGGGAAGTAATCATAAATTAAGTGGCTTATGTTATCTTGCAATTAGATTTAAGTTTAACCAAGATGCTTTTGGTGGACTACCTAAAATACAAGCTAGAATAAAAGGTAAAAAAGTTAAAACTTATAATGCAAGTTTAGTAGAACAATCTGCAAGTTATTCAACAAACCCAGCATGGTGCATTTTAGATTATTTAACAAATACAAGATATGGAAAAGGTTTATCTGTAAGTGAAATAGATTTACAAAGTTTTTATGATGCTTCACAAGTTTGCGAAACCCAAGTAGAGCCATATTCAGGTGGAAGTAATATAAATATATTTGATTGTAATACAGCAGTAGATACATCAAGAACTATTATAGATAATTTAAGAGAAATGATTAAAGGCTGTAGAGGTTATATTCCATTTTCACAAGGTAAATATAGTTTAATTATTGAAACAACAGGAACAGCAAGTGTAACATTAACTGAAGACGATATTATAGGTGGTTATACTTTGGCAATCCCACAAAAGAATGAAAGATATAATAGAGTTATTTGTTCATTTATAAATCCTGATAGAAACTATCAAGTAGATGAAGTTCAGTTTCCACCAATAGATGATTCAGGATTACCAAGTGCAGATCAACACGCAACAATGAAAACTGCTGATGGTGGTTTTTTATTAGAGGGTAGATTTCAATTTCCAACAATCACAAGTCAATATCAAGCTGAAGAAATGGCTGAAGTTATTTTAAGAAGATCAAGAGAGGCTTTAGGATTATCTTTAAATGTAGCTTTTAAAGGTTATGAATTAAATATTGGAGATATAGTTAATATTACACATTCATCATTAGGTTTTTCTGCTAAACCATTTAGAGTTTTAGGAATTACTTTTAACAATGATTATACTGTTGGATTAAGTTTAGTCGAACATCAAGATACACATTATCAATGGTCTTCAAAAATACAAGCAACTACAATTCCAACAACAACACTTCCTAATCCATTTACTGTTCAACCACCAGCAAGTGTTACTTTAGATGATGAATTAATTGAATATAATGATGGTACAGTAATTGTTGCATTAAATATAACTATTGGTGCATCTACTGATAGCTTTGTTGATTATTACCAAGTTGAATATAAAAAATCAGATGAAACAGATTATAAAATTCATGCACAAGGTACAGGATTAAATCAAAGAGTATTGAATGTAATTGACCAAGAAACTTATGATGTAAGAGTTAAAGCTGTAAATACTTTAGGTGTATCATCAACTTATGTTTCAGAATCAAGAACAATTATTGGTGCTATTGAACCACCAGCTGATGTAGAAGATTTTTCATGTAATATTGTTGGACAAGAAGCACATTTATCATGGACACAAATACCTGATTTAGATTTAGCATATTATCAATTAAGATTTAGTGAAGAAACTAATGGAACTGCTGATTGGCAAAACTCAGTTGCATTAGTAGAAAAAATATCTCGACCAGGTACAAGTATTACAGTACCAGCTAGACAAGGTACTTATCTTATTAAAGCAGTAGATAAATTAGGTAACTTTAGTTCTAATGCAACTGCAATTATTTCAAATGTAACAAGTGTTCAAAACTTTAATGCTATTGCCACGCAATCTGAACATCCTGATTTTAATGGAACTTTAAATAATGTTGTAGTTGCTGATAGTACAATAAGATTAGATTCTTCAGAATTATTTGATAGTGCTTCAGGTTTATTTGATGATGAAACAACTAGATTTTTTGATTCAGGTGTAGAAAATGCCGACTTTTATCCAACAGGAAATTATGAATTTGAAAATATTATTGATATTGGTGCAGTTCATACTGCTAGAATTACAGCAACATTAAGTCAAACATCAGATAACCCTGACGATTTATTTGATGCTAGAAGTGGATTATTTGACTCTGCATCATCTAATTTTGATGGAGATACACCAGCTAATGCTAATGCTCATATTGAGATAGCTACATCTGATGATAATATTACTTATACAGATTTTAGAAATTTTATAATAGGTTCTTACACTTTCCGTTATGCTAAATTTAGAGTTGTTTTAATTTCAAGAGATTTAGCATCTACTCCAGTTGTTAATGAGGTTACAGTTTCTATAGATATGGAAGACAGAATATTTAGTGGAAATGATATAACTTCTGGTGCTGGAACTTATACAGTTACATTTACAAATCCGTATAAATCTGTTAATTATGCCGTAGGAATTACTGGGGAAAATATGGCAACAGGAGATTATTTTACAGTTGCTAATAAAACAATTAATGGTTTTGATGTATCATTCTTCAATAGTTCAGATACAGCAGTATCAAGAACATTTGATTATATTGCAAAAGGATTTTAAAAGGAGTATAAGGACTTATGGCACAACACGATTACGATATAGCTAACCAATCATTTCCATCATTTAGATCAGATTTAAACTCTGTATTAGAGGCTATTAATACTTCTAATTCAGGAAGTTCAAGACCAAGTTCAGCAGTTGCTGGAACAGTTTGGCTAGATACAACAAATGCTACTAATCCAACTTTAAAATTTTATGATGGAACAGATGATATATCTTTAGCACAATTTGATTATTCAGCTAATACTGTGAACTGGTTAGATTCAACAGTAGCAACAGATTTAGTAAATGACACAACTCCACAATTAGGTGGAAACTTAGATGTTAATGGTAATTCAATCGTATCAGTTTCAAATGGAAATATCTCAATCACTCCTGATGGAACAGGTAAAGTTATTATAGATGGTTTATCACACCCAACAGCAGATGGAACTAATGGACAAGCATTAGTAACTGATGGTGCTGGAAATTTATCTTTTGGAGATGTTTCAGTAAGTTTAAGTGCAGTAGGAGAATCAATTATTCCATCAACAACTGATACTTACGATTTAGGTTCTTCATCTTTTGTTTGGAGAAACATATACACAGGAGATTTACATTTATCTAACGAAGCAAAATCAGAGGGTAATTCTGTAGATGGTACTAAAGGTTCATGGACTATTCAAGAGGGTTCTGACGATCTATTCATTGTTAATAACAAATCAGGCAAAAAATATAAGTTCAAACTAGAGGAGATTTAAACATGGCTTTTATCTCCAATGGCACTACAATTTTAGATGCTGGTGCATTTCAAGCTAGTCTAGGAAATTTAGTTTTAATATCAGAACAAACTGCATCAAGTTCAGCATCAATAGAATTTACAAGTGGAATAGATAGCACCTATCCTATTTATTTATTTGAATATATTAATTTACACCCAGCAACAGATAATGTTAGACTTGGTATTAATATGACAACTGATGGGACTAATTTTAATGTTGTAAAAACAACTACATTTTTTAATTCTGCTCATTTTGAAAGTGATTCTGGTACTGAATTAGCTTATCAAACTTCACAAGATTTGGCTCAATCAACTGGATTAGCAAGTTTTTCAGCAGCAGTTGGTAATGGTAATGATGAAAGTGTAAGTGGAAATTTATATTTATTTGCACCATCAAGTACAACTTTTGTAAAACACTTTATGAGTAGAAATAATGGCTATGAAAGTAGAAATATTTCACAAGATCATTTTACTGCTGGATATTGTAATACTACATCAGCAATTACAGGAGTTAGATTTCAAGCATTTTCTGGTAATCTTGATTCTGGCACAATAAAACTATATGGAATAAAGGATAGCTAATGGCAGTAGTATCAGGTGGAACAACATTAATAGACAATGGTGCTTTAGATGCTGGAGTACCAACAGGAAGTTTAATATTACTTTCAACTCAAACAGCAAGTGCAAGTGCATCTATTGAATTTACATCTGGGATAGATTCAACTTATGATTCTTATGTGTTTAAATTTATAAACTGCCACCCAGCTACTAATCAATCTGCATTTGATTTTCAAGCATCAACTGATGGTGGTTCAACATACGCAACAACATTAACATCTACAGTATTTTTTGCACAACATAATGAAAATGATG